TGTTTAATAATTGTACAGTTACTAAAGGGCGTAACCGAAAACGGTCCGACCGAAAACGGTACATATAAAAACCAACCCAAAAAACCTGATCTGGGGCCACTATGTCTGCACGTTGCGGCTCCACAGCTAGAACTTTATTTGAATTATGTGACCAGTGCAATATAACATTGCCTACGTTGCAAATTAATTGCATATTTTGTAACAGCATTTTACAAACAGCTGAGGTGCTGGCCTTTGCATTTAGAGAGTTATATGTAGTGTGGCGCAACGACTTTCCTTTTGCAGCGTGTGTAAAGTGTTTAGAATTTTATGGAAAAGTGAATCAGTATAGGAACTTTAGATACGCTGCATATGCACCAACAGTGGAAGAAGAAACAGGATTAACAATTTTAGAAGTGAGAATAAGATGCTGCAAATGCCACAAACCATTGTCTCCTGTGGAAAAAACCAACCACATTGTTAAGAAGACACAGTTTTTTAAACTGCAAGATTCGTGGACAGGGTACTGTCTGCACTGTTGGAAGAAATGCATGGAGAAAGGCCAACGCTCGGAGACATCGTGTTAGACTTGCAACCCGAACCAGTAAGTTTAAGTTGCAACGAGCAATTAGACAGCTCAGACTCAGAAGATGACCATGAACAAGACCAACTAGACAGCTCACACAATAGACAGCGTGAGCAACCCACGCAACAGGACTTGCAAGTAAATTTGCAATCATTTAAAATAGTAACACATTGTGTATTTTGTCACTGTTTAGTTCGCCTAGTAGTCCATTGTACTGCTACTGATATAAGGCAGGTTCATCAGTTGCTGATGGGCACACTAAATATAGTGTGCCCCAACTGTGCAGCTACAGCGTGACAACAATGGCAGACGATTCAGGTACAGAGGATGTGGGGTCTGGGTGTTCAGGATGGTTTTTAGTTGAGGCTGTGGTAGATAAACAAACAGGTGATGTAGTTTCAGAAGATGAAGATGAGGATGCTATAGAGGACAGTGGATATGATATGGTAGATTTTATTAATGATACTGTAGTAAGTGAACATGAAGAACTAAGTAATGCACAGGCTTTGTTACATGCACAACAGACATGTGCAGATGCTGTAGAGTTGTGTGAGCTAAAACGAAAGTACATTAGTCCATATGTAAGTCCTATTCAGTGCTCAGAACCGTCCGTGGACGGGGATTTAAGTCCAAGGCTGCATGCCATAAAGCTTGGCGGCGGTAAAAAGGCTAAAAGGCGGTTGTTTGAGCGATTGGAGCAGCGAGACAGTGGCTATGGCTATTCACAAGTGGAAACAACAGAGACACAGGTAGAGGAAGAACATGGCGAACCGGAAGGTATAGAGGGGGGCAGTGGGAGGGCTGCGACAGTTGAAACGGAAGCGGTTGAAGTGCTAGAAGAAAGCAGTGATGTTATACAGCAACTTAGTCCGCGTACACAGGTGGTAGAGCTGTTTAAATGCAAGGATTTAAATGCTAAACTGTGTGGTAAGTTTAAGGAACTTTTTGGAGTGGGCTTTCACGATTTGGTTAGACAGTTTAAAAGTGATAAATCAACGTGTACAGATTGGGTGTACGCAGTGTTTGGGGTTAATCCCACTATAGCAGAAGGCTTTCATACATTATTAAAAGGACAGGCATTATACTTACATACACAGTGGACAACGTGTAGATGGGGTATGGTATTGCTTGCATTGTGTAGATATAAGGTAGCAAAAAATAGAGAAACAGTAGTGCGGCAGCTTGCCAAAATGTTAAATGTACCAGATAATCAACTAATGGTACAACCACCTAAATTACAAAGTTCTGCAGCGGCTTTATTTTGGTTTAGATCAGGAATGGGTAATGGAAGTGAGGTGTCTGGCACAACACCGGAATGGATAGCTAAACAAACAATGTTGGAACATAGTTTTGCTGAAGCACAGTTTAGTTTAACTCAGATGGTGCAGTGGGCATATGATAATGGGCATACAGATGAATGTGAAATAGCATATTATTATGCACAAATAGCAGATATAGATGCAAATGCAGCAGCGTTTTTAAAAAGTAACAATCAAGCTAAATATGTTAGAGATTGTGCAGCTATGTGTAAGCATTATAGGTTGGCAGAAATGAGGCGGATGTCAATGGCAGACTGGATAAAGCATAGAGGTGAAAAATGTGATGAAGGAGATTGGAAGCCTATAGTTAAACTACTAAGATATCAACATATAGACATAATTGTGTTTTTAGCTGCGTTGAAAAAATGGCTACATGGAATACCAAAAAAAAATTGTATTTGTATTGTTGGACCTCCAGATACTGGAAAGTCATGTTTTGGTATGAGTTTGATGCATTTTTTGCAAGGTACTATAATTTCATTTGTTAATTCGTGTAGCCATTTTTGGTTGCAATCATTAGTGGACGCAAAAGTAGCTATGTTAGATGATGTGACTTCTGCATGCTGGGCCTATATGGATACACACATGAGAAATTTATTAGATGGAAACCCAACAAGTATAGATAGAAAACATAAATCATTGGCTGTGATTAAATGTCCTCCATTATTGTTAACATCAAATATAAACATTAAACATGATTGCAAATATCAATATTTACAGAGTAGAGTGACAGTGTTTGAATTTCCAAATCCATTTCCATTTGACAGCAACGGAAATGCTGTGTATGAATTAAGTGATGCAAATTGGAACTCCTTTTTTAAAAGGTTGGCGTCCAGTTTAGAGCTGCAGACAACAGAGGACGAGGATGGAGAAACTAGCCAGGCGCCTAGATTTGTGCCAGGAACAGTTGTTAGAACTTTATGAACAAGACAGCAAACAGCTACAGCACCATATATTGCACTGGAAATATATACGTTATGAAAGTGTAATATATTATACAGCAAGACAAATGGGCATTAAACGTCTGGGCCACCAGGTGGTGCCAAGTTTAGATGTGTCAAAAGCCAAAGCCCATGCAGCAATTGAAATGCAAATGTGTCTAGAATCTTTGCAAACTACTGAATATAACTTAGAGCCATGGACGTTACAGGACACAAGTCAAGAACTATGGCTTGCAGAACCAAAGAAATGTTTTAAAAAAGGAGGAAAGACAGTAGAAGTTAGATTTGACTGTAATGAACATAATGCAATGCATTATACTCTATGGACTGCAGTATATGTACAGGTGGAGGATACATGGACAAAGGTTGAAGGCCAGGTGGACCACAGAGGCCTATTTTATACAGTGCATGGGTGCACAACATATTATGTAGACTTTGGAAAGGAAGCACATACATATGGGAAAACAAATGACTGGACTGTTATTGTGGGTTCACGCGTTATATGTTCTCCTAGTACTGTCGAAGGGCTACCCATTGTTGCGCCTGTTGACATCAGACATCCCGCGGCCACCGACGCCACCGACGCCACCAAGGTGCACGACGCCCCCTACGCCCTGCCCGCGTCGACCACCAAAGTATACAACGACAGCCACGCACCGCCCCGAAAGCGAAGGAGAGACGGAGACTTGTCCATCAGTGCAGTGGACGGATGTAGTGGAAGAAAATACGTGGACACTGGAAACAGAGCACGCTCGCCTGATATTGAAAGCAACAACAAAATCAGGAACAGTGGTGGAGGTCATTCTACACCTATAATACAACTGGAAGGTGATGCCAATTGTTTAAAGTGTTTTAGATATAGGCTAACAAAGGTTAGCCATTTATATACAAATTCTTCAACTACATGGAGGTGGACTACAGAATCTAGAACAAATAAAAATGCCATTATAACATTAACATATAGTAGTGTACACCAACGGTCACAATTTCTAGCACTTGTAAAAATACCTAAAACTATTAAACATAGTTTAGGCATGTTAACTATAATGTAAATATGTTTGTATATTTGTAAAAAACATATGTATGGAACGCAACTGTGAAGGGTAATGCATATGCATTTACCACACAACCAGCCAAACTGCTGTTATTGGTGTTAATAGAGTCAACGCTTGGCATACTAATAGTATATATACTCTGTCTTATAACTGCAATTTTAATATGCATGCATATACCTGATTTCTGTGTCTGGAGCTCTTTGATGGCCACTATTTCTATTCTTTGCTTTATAACGTGGGGTGCACTAACATCTATTATTAACGTATTTTTTTTAGTGTTGTTAGTGTGGTATTTGCCTGCACTGTTCCTTCATATGTCAATTGTGTATGCTATACAACAAGAACAACAATAACAATAATTGCAAATATGTTAACCTGTAAATTAGATGATGGTGATACATGGATGGCATTATGGATGTTACTTACATTTATAACTGTATTGTTACTGTTATTGGCGTTTCATTGTAGGACATTATATGTATACAAATATAGTAAGTAAAATACTGTGTATTAAATAAATATTTTTATATTTGCAGCGCCTTGTTATGGTGTCCAGCAGGCCCCGTAGGCGTAAGCGGGCGTCCGCAACACAGTTATATCAAACATGCAAGGCAGCAGGCACCTGTCCACCAGATGTTGTTAATAAGGTGGAGCAAACAACCGTTGCAGATCAAATTTTAAAATGGGGCAGCATGGGAGTGTTTTTTGGCGGTCTTGGCATAGGTTCAGGCTCTGGCTCAGGCGGCCGTGCTGGCTATGTGCCTTTGTCTACAGGTTCCCGTGCAATACCTCCTAAATCATTAGCTCCAGATGTTATTGCTAGGCCGCCTGTTGTGGTGGATACTGTCGCCCCCACTGATCCATCCATTGTATCTTTAATTGAGGAAAGTAGTATTATTCAGTCTGGGGCTCCTTCGCCAGTAATTCCCACAGAGGGTGGGTTTTCAATAACATCATCAGGTACAGATGTCCCTGCAATTTTAGATATATCTTCTACTAATACAGTACATGTTACATCTACCACACACCATAACCCCATATTTACTGATCCTTCGGTTGTGCAGCCTATTCCACCTGTAGAGGCTAGTGGTCGTATCATTGTGTCGCATTCCTCTATTACTACTGGTGCAGCTGAAGAAATACCTATGGACACATTTGTTGTTCATAGTGATCCACTGTCCAGTACACCTGTGCCTGGTGTGTCAGCGCGGCCTAAAGTTGGGCTATATAGCAAAGCTTTGCAGCAAGTAGAAATAGTAGATCCAACATTTATGTCCACCCCTCAACGTTTAATTACTTATGACAATCCTGTATTTGACAACATTGAAGATACACTACATTTTGAACAGCCTTCTATTCATAACGCACCAGATCCTGCCTTTATGGATATCATTACTTTACATAGGCCTGCCTTGACCTCTAGGCGTGGTGTGGTACGTTTTAGTAGGGTGGGTCAACGTGGAACCATGTATACACGTCGTGGTACCCGTATTGGTGGTCGTGTACACTTTTTTAAAGATATTAGTCCTATAGCTTCATCTGAAGAAATTGAATTGCACCCTCTAGTGGCCTCACCTAATAACAGTGACCTTTTTGATGTTTATGCAGATATAGATGATATTGATGAAAATATATTATATTCTACTATAGACAATAATACACCAACTTCTACCTATTCCTTGTATCCAGGTAATTCTACACGCATAGCAAATACATCTATACCTCTTGCCACAATTCCTGATACATTCTTAACATCTGGTCCTGACATAGTGTTTCCTTCTGTTCCTGCAGGTACACCATATTTGCCTGTGTCACCTTCTATACCTGCCATATCTGTACTGATTCGCGGTACTGATTATTATTTGAATCCTGCATACTATTTCAGAAAACGCCGAAAGCGCATATTAGCATATTAGGATGTGGCAACTTAATGAAAACCAAGTGTATTTACCACCGCCCACGCCTGTTGCTACAATTGTTAGCACAGATGAGTACGTGCAACGCACCAGTTTATATTATCATGCAGGTAGTACCAGGTTATTAACCATAGGACATCCATATTTTGAATTGAAAAAGCCTAATGGCGATGTATCGGTGCCTAAAGTGTCTGGACATCAATACAGAGTGTTTAGAGTACGCTTGCCCGACCCTAATAAATTTGGATTATCAGACACGTCTTTATTTAATTCTGAAACCCAACGCCTTGTATGGGCCTGTGTTGGTGTTGAGGTCGGTCGAGGTCAGCCATTAGGTGTAGGCATTAGTGGTCATCCATACTTTAATAAAGATGAAGATGTGGAAAACTCGTCTGTATATGGAACAGTACCTGGTCAGGACAGCAGAGAAAATGTTGCTATGGATTATAAACAAACTCAGTTATGTATTGTAGGCTGTACTCCTCCTATTGGAGAATATTGGGGTATGGGTACACCGTGCAATGCTTCTAAAGTGTCTCCTGGTGACTGTCCTGTACTAGAATTAAAAAGTGAAGTTATTGAGGATGGCGACATGGTTGATGCAGGCTTTGGTGCCATGGATTTTGCATCATTGCAGGCCAATAAAAGCGATGTGCCTTTAGATTTATGTACATCTATTAGTAAATACCCAGATTATTTAGGAATGGCTGCAGAACCGTATGGTAATAGTTTATTTTTTTTTCTTAGAAGAGAACAAATGTTTGTTAGGCACTTTTTTAATAGGGCAGGAACTACTGGAGACAGTGTTCCAAATGATTTATATATAACAGGTTCATCTAATCGCGCTTCTATTGCAGGCAGTATTTATTATTCCACACCAAGTGGCTCTCTAGTTACCTCTGATTCTCAGATTTTTAATAAACCTTTGTGGATACAAAAGGCCCAGGGTCATAACAATGGCATTTGTTTTGGCAATCAGTTATTTGTTACAGTTGTAGATACTACTCGTAGCACAAATTTAACATTATGTGCTGCTACACAATCGCCCACACCAACACCATATGACAATAGTAAGTTTAAAGAATATTTACGTCATGGGGAAGAGTTTGATTTACAGTTTATTTTTCAGTTATGTGTTATTACATTAAATGCAGAGGTTATGACATATATACATGCTATGGATTCTTCCTTATTAGATGATTGGAATTTTAAAATTGGTCCTCCAGCGTCTGCAACCTTGGAAGATACTTATAGGTTTCTTACCAATAAAGCCATAGCATGTCAGCGTGATGCACCCCCAAAAGAAAAGGAGGATCCATATAAAAAATATAAATTTTGGGAAGTAAATTTAACAGAAAAATTTTCATCTCAGTTAGATCAATTTCCATTAGGACGTAAGTTTCTTATGCAGGCAGGCCTACGCACAGGGCCTAAGTTTAAATCCAGGAAGCGACCTGCCCCTACCTCTTCTTCCTCTTCTGGGTCAGTCACCCCCAAACGTAAGAAAACAAAACGATGATTGTGTATGTGTGTGTGTGTGATACTCCCTTGCACTCCCTTATGTGTTGTTACTCTGGAATGTATGTATGTGTTGTTTATGTATGTGTGTTTGTATATGTTGTTTATGTGTGAGAATGTATTTGTGTGTATGAATGTAATGTATTGTTGTTGTGTTTGTTAATAATAAATATATTGTGTGTTGTGTGGTAAAGTACTTTCTTTGTTTTAAAAGTTACTTATTAAACTCACTTATTTTAAAATGTCTGCTCTGCACACTGCAACCGTTTTCGGTCGCGGTTGGCAACTCATTACATTTGTCAGCATGTTTTTATAACATGTTTAAAATTGTTAGCTTTATATAACTATATAAATCCTTCAATTTCCACCCATAACCGTTTCCAGTCTCGGTTGGCAAGTCACCATGTTTGTCAGCATATTTGCATTGCATGTTTCAAATTGCTAGGTCAAAGTTCCCTGCCAAAAATGCCGCCCAATATGTACTATTAGGGTGAGGTTGCCACACCTTTAATTACACTTTTATTGCACTGTTACTCATCTTATTTTATACGCTTCCAAACTTGCTTTTAGGCACATAGTTTTACTGCATAAACATTTAGCTAATAGCAGTTTGGCACCACATAACACTATGGTTAACAAAATACACATTACTCATGGTACACACCTGCAAACCGCTTTCGGTTGCTACACGTTTTATTACTTTCTAGTTATTA